GTTTTGTAGCATCAGCAGTTACACCAGTATATCCATTACCATCAAACTTTTCACCATTCCAGTTTTCTCTGGTTACTCTTGTTTCTGTGGTGATACCAGTTGCACTGCTGCGAATTACATAAGAATATGTACCTCCATCATCCTCAAAGTAAGTACCATCAGTCTCATTAAACAACCCAAATCTTCTGCGAATACCGACTTGTGGTGCTTCTAGACGAATTGCAAATGCGAGAGTTGCTGGTCTACCAGGAATGTATCTCATTACCTGTTTAGTCTGTCTGACAACCTTACTACCAGCAGTAGAGCCAACCTCCATAACCACATTACTGGAATTGGGATTATGAGTAGCAGTTCCAACACCAGTGATTCTCTCATCCCAAACATCAGTCTCCTTACCATACTGGAAGGTATTGAAGAAAACTGTTTGGAAGGGAGCAACCTTTAGTCTGTTATTGTCGGAAAACTGAGGTCTCCAGTCTGTCTGGTTTCCCCAGTGATCTGCAATATTATAAACCTCAAAAAGACTTCTTTCCTGATTTAGAAAGTCCTGTGTGTTCTTATTCCACTGAGCCATTAGTCACTCCAACCCAATCTTTCTGGACGATATCTTTGAGTATTTTTAATATTTACTGCACTTTGAGATGCTGGATAAATGTTATGGACAACAGCACCAGGATATTCTCCTTGAAGATTTTCTGCCAACTCATTCTTAGAGGGCATTGAACCTTCAATCTCCATTCTATATATTTTACCTTCCCAGACAACATCAGCGAAATAAGATTCGCTTGCCTGTTCTGGTTGTGAGGCACCCATATTCAGAGTGCCATTGAAATCACCATTGATAGTGATACTTTCGGTTAGAAATTGTTGAAAACTTTTCATCAGCATCTCCAGCGTTTGCGTGCTTTACAAATTGCTTTATCTGGGGTCTTAGAGCAATCGATGTTGTGCATCTTTCTCTGACCATTGGAGCGAGCACAGAAAGACTTGCGTCTCTTTGCTCTCTTACCACCAGGATTCTTTTCAGTTACAGCAGTCTTGAGTTTTGAACCTGGGTTCTCACGCTTATAAGCATCAACTGCTTTCTGACTCATACCGTCAGTTTTGTCTCCTTTGTTGACTTTCTGCCAGTCTTCTTTTACATCTTCACCTTTCTCATACCATTTGCCATCACAGTCACTATCTTGCCAACGCTTTGGTTTTCCTTTGCAAGGATCTTTTTTCTTTTCAAATATATTTAATTCAGTTCTCCAGTCAGATGCACGAAGTGGTTCATTTTTAATAATATCTACAGACTCAAATTCGGTTGGAATATAGTTGTCTTTCCAACTATCAAAAGACTCATTTTTAGGAGCACGACTATTTTTATTCTGTTGATTTGCTATAACATTGGCAAGAACAGATGCTCCAGCAGCCAACGCGGGTCCTGCCAGTGCCTTAATTAAACCAAACTTTCCACCACGAACTCTTACGTTTGGTCTTGGTCTTGGTGTTGGATTCACACCACTGAAGTCTGGTTTTACTCCAGGACCGGGTCTATATGCAGAAGGATTTTGTTGTGCTCTCTGCCAAGCACTACCTGGTACATTTCTATTTGCATAATCACCAACATTAACTGTTCTTGGTTTGCTGGATACACCCTGTTTTGCAAAATCTGGTGGCATTTGTGCTCCAGGTCTTTGGGGTTGGGAAGATGCTCTTGCAGATGCTCTTTTTTGTCTAAAAGTCTCTGCTTCTGGACCAGTTCTGCCTTTTATAAACTGTTTAAACTCGTCATCAGACATTTTAGATAAACGATCCTCTAATTTACCTTCCATAACCATTTCAGTTCTCCAATCAGAGAAACCTTCTTTCTTTGTGCTGTTACCCCAGTTAGCAGCACCAACCTTACGGCACTTGACTAATGCACCAGAAGCATATGCACTTGGCCAAATCTTATAACGGGACTTAACTTTTTTATAGCAAGCGTCTTTTTCTTCTGTACTAAAAACTGGCATTTCGGTTTCAAATGCTTTTGGTCCATATTTTGAACCAGCAGATCTCACTCTCTGTCTTGTTGTTGGTGGTTTTGGTTTTGGTTGTGTCATATCTGGTGTAATTGTATCCCCAACACTTGGTTTTTTTCCACGAGAAGTATCTCCCTCAAAGACCATTTCACCTTCTGGATCAAAAGATTGCTTGTCAAGACCTCTTGCACCAGCACCAAATGCATTTCCTCCAAGAGTTGCATTTTGTCTGGCATTATCCAGTGCTTGTTTTGCTTTTGGTTCAAAAACTTTTTTAGCAATAGTAGGTAAAGCCATAATACCAGCACCGATAAGAGCAGCCTTTGTTAAACCCTCATCTACTATTTCTTCTTTTACGCAAGAACCTTTTTCTCCAGGAATAGATCCTTTTTTTCTCTTGTAACCATTCCAGCACTTTAGTTCATCGAGTTGTTCTAAATCACTTCTCCAATTAGAATATGATGCGTTCAGTTTCTTTTTCTTTTCGGTTGCCACATTCTTTGCCTTTCCTTTGCGATTGGGATTTTTATCTTGGCGATTTTTGCGACGGAATGCACTTTCCTCTTCTTTATCGGAGAGGTCTGCCTTCATCTTTGAAGAACCACACTTTGGTTTGGTTTTTTGTCCTGGTTGCTTTGCACAGGGTTTTCCTGCGTATTTACCACCCAGTTGTACCCAACCAGGGGTGCCATCATCAGAGCGACTCTTGCTAAACCAGTCACGCAAAGAACTATCACCACTTTTGTTTGCTTCTTCAAGAGGATTCTCCATGTAACCAGCAGCTGCATCCATATTGTGCTCAGTATCAGTAATCTTTGCCTGAACCCAAGCGGGAATATTTTTTTCTTTTTTGCCTAGTGCTTTACGGAGTGCTTTAATGTTTCTCTCAGTTTTTGCTAACTGAGATTGTGCCATCGACACTTCGTGGTCACCCTTTTCTTTTGCTTCGTTCACTTTCTTTCTTCCTTGACAATGTGCTCGCTGAGAGAATCCTTTTGGATTATCGCAATCGATAGACCTCTTGTATTTTGCACTCCAACCCTCTGATACTCCTCCACCATCAGAGCTCCCAGAAGAGTCCCCATTCCCACTTCCATTGCCATTTGTACCATTGCCATTCTTTTTAGTCTCCTCTTCCTTCTCATGATCACTATCTTTCATGATGCGACCAGTAGACGACATAAGATGCCATCCCTTAGGAATCTTCTTACACTTCTCAGAAGTGAAGCAATAGTAATATCCTTTCTTACAGGACCTCGCCATACTTATGCATCTTGTGACTTATTATTATTTAGAAAACCTTGCTTAAGTAGTTTTGACAACTCACTAGTAGATCCAACAAACAGAGCATTGTTTGTTACATTATTTGTTGTTTGTTTAACCGTGTCGTCTTCCAAATCTTTGAGTTTCTTCTGCAAATCTGCCAACTTATCTGTTGTATCAGCAACACTTTTAATCAGCTGACCGGCAACTTCATATGCTCTTGGACTTGCGCTTTCACCAGCAAGTTCCATGATACCATTGATTGCCTCTTGCCCCTTTTCTATAAGAGAATATAAGTTTGCTCTGGTATATTCATAATCTTTTATTATGTCACTAGTAACTGGAACCGAAGGTTTTACAATCGGTGCTTTTTCTGTCTCAACAATGCTACTCTCAATATCGAGTGCCTTGTCAATGGATTCATAATTATCTTTCATGGATTATTGGGGGAGATCAATTTGACGAGTTGGGCTGTATTCTTTTCCATCTGAGAAGAAAGTCCATTCTTCATCGAACCCGAAGTTATCTCCTGGAACGAGAAGCGGCGTATCTAAGGAATCGACAACGCCATCATTATTTTTATCAACTTTAGCAACAGGTTCAACAGTATATCTCATTTCTCGTTTTGCTGTTGCAGTATCAGTGCTGCTGTAAAGATCAACCTGAACCTTACGAATAAGACCATCACTGCTATCAGCAATAGGACCAAACAGATATGTTTTTGCAGTAAACTGTAATGTATGTATCAGTGCTCTTCTGGTATCAAAGTTTCCTTCATAATCATCTTGAAAACTTACTGAATCCAGGATGATTGGAATATCTCTTTTTTCTCCGATGGAATCTACAAGGTCTACTGACAAATTAAAGTGAGGTTGAAAATATGGTAGAATCTGTTCTATGACTTGCAAAGAATCATCATTCAACTTTGAAAGAATATTAAGTTCAAATCCAATATTATAAGGAACAGGCATAAAAACCTTTTTTACTTTACTACCATCATCACAAGTTTTAAAAGTTTGTATCAAACTTGCCTTTCTAGTTGGATCATATTGAATAGATGTCATCTCAAATGACATCCTTGGTAAAGTAATCTGTATTGGTTTGTTTAGTTCTGGTTGTTGTGTAATTCTTGCCAAAAACTTTTGGCTAGGACCATATGCAAGAGGAACTTTAATATCACTAATATCTAATCCATTCTGATCCTGATGTCGAATGTGAATGTCATTGAATAGAGTTCCGAACGCTATGATAGTTTTTCGGACTATCTCGTGATAATAGTAAGTTCCTAACATTAATAAGTACCAAATGGATTTGATTCTGTGAAATCTATGATCTCTTTCCCTAGTCTTTCAAACTCATCGTTTTCAGTGTATTTATCATACACATCATCTTGGGTATAAATCTGAGCGGACCAAGTTGCACCAGATTCTTCTCCAATAATCTTTTCTCCCGGTAAGAAAGCAAGAGCAGTGGATCCTATACCAACATTTGAAACTTTAAGGATACCATCATCATAATCCCACGATTTCACTCTAGCGTATGTTCCAGATCTATCACCTCTAACTCTCTCATTGAAGTAATATGTTCCAAATCC